TCTTGAAACAGATCCTCTACGCGATCTCTCCCATCATCTAAAATAATCCACTCGGTTTGTTCTTTTGGATACGTCTGATTTTTATAAATTTCAATTAGCGTAGGAATAAAGGCTCGGCGGTTATAGGTAGGTGTAACAACCGATACAATGATGTCCATGACTTACGAGCTTGATGGCTCTTTAGATACTGATTGATTCGCATTATATGCGGGTGGAGGTGGCGAAGATTGTGCGGATTGATTCTCATTATATGCGGGTGGAGGGGCTACATTCATACGCACTTCTGTATTTTGTTTCTGCTCATTTTTTAAAACCATCGGTACAGGAGCTTCTTTCTTCTCTTCATTCTGTTCTGTCTTTTCTAATACTTTCGGCATTGGTGCTTCTTTTTCCTCTTCTGGTTTTTGTGGGATATCATGGAGATGCTCTATTTCTTCTTCCAGTGTTTTAAATCCTTCCGAAATAAATGGTAGATTCTTCACCTTATCGTAATATACAAATGCTTTCTTTAAAGAATCCTGATATTCTTTCATGATAATAGGTAATTGTTGTGCATCTGCGTCGTTTTTAGGATACGTGAATGGATACATGAAGAACGCGCCAATGCCGCTCTCGGGTATGGTGGTGCTAAGTGGTAATAAAGCAAAAATCGTTGGCAGAATCTTAACCTTCGGTCCTTTTGATAGTTCATTGATATAGTAACTGTATCCCCATTTACACAAATAATACATTACCAATATCACCATAAATGGTTTGAACGAATAGCAGATGAGAAATGTGAAAATAAAGAAGATCAGTCGGATCGGAGGAGAATACATAATCAATTCATTGGCGATATACATGCTCAGAATAAGTACGACACATGGAATAAATCCTTTTTTAACAATGCGAACCATTTGATTGCCTGTTTTCTTCAATAATCGCATCATATCAAATGAATTTGGATCACCACCCGTAGTATCAAAATAATCCTTGTCATCCTCTTCTACTGTGTCCTTTGCTGGCGGAGGCGCATTCTTCTTTTGTTCCTTCGCAAACTGATCCGCATCTGGATCATTCACCGCTTCGTGAAGCTTGAAGTTCACTTTATTTTTTAATTTATTAACGAGGGAATCAATACTCATCCTCTCCTTTCTATGACGATACACGATTAAAATATCATCACAACGCGTACTTCAAGCCACCCATACCCGAAGAGATAGTAACCCAATTCAAACTTTCAACATATACTGTGATTTGATACTGATAAAACGTGTTAGCCGGCAATGGGTTTACATTCAAATCTAGTTGGAACGACTTAATCCGGCTGCTATTAATGGAACCATGAGGCTGGGTATTAGGAGATGTAAGAGAAAATGGATAAACAATGATATTTGGATCCGGTACGCCTTTTAGGTATTTCCACGGAACCACCTGTGTGAAGTATGATAATGGCTTTTCTTCCTGTAGAGGGTTCCCATCGCCAAGAACAGTGAGTGTATTCATGATCGATTGTTGTCCATTCAATACCGTTACACCTGTGGCAGATGTTAGATTGATATTTCCTGGCCAACCGCCACTTGTCGGAATAAATTGAGGCTTATTTGGATTCACCCAATTGGTAAAATTATCAATCTGATTGCGATTTCGAATCGAATCGGAACGTCTCGGCAAAAGAATAAGGCGCTCAATCGGATTGTGCGTATCTAATTCCACAAATTGTCGTGCCACAACATCGTCAAATCGATAGGTACTAATCTGCCGTACTAGATATTGAAGTGATTCCGATGAGAATTTAGCTCGTTCATCGTCCGTTACATAGACATATGTTAACTGGATTCGTGGCTGGAGATCCCATGTATTCAATAATGGGATAGGTGTACCAATATCTGTCAAAAACTGATTAATCGTAATATCCGATATATCCGTTACCGAACTGTAGTATACATTTCCAGGCTGTAATGGAACGGGTGATGCGTTAAATTGATAGCTCGGCGCAACTTGATATCCATTATTGTCTAAGACTCGATAGAGTTCTCGAATAGGGCGAAGTGTGATTTGAATCTCACACTCATGATACTGAAGCGATACAAGAGGCAACGATTCAAATGTTGATTCGGCGAACCAAAACGGCAAAGGTACTTGGAGTTGGCGCCCCTGAATCGATGGGCGATTTACATTTGGCGGTGAAGTTGTCGAACCGTTCGCACCATTATTGTTATATACAAGTGGATATCCTGTTCCCATAGAACCACCTGCATAAAGACCGTTCGCCGGATCGTATAATTCAGGTACATTCCCCACAAGCGTCTGCCATTTCTTAAAAGCATCTTGGTCAAAATCACACTGTGCTCTTGCCATCATATACGCTCCATCAAACTCTTGAATTTTTTGACCTCCAATAAAGAACGCCACATTTTGAAGAATATGGCACCCAATGTAATTGACCCACGCAAAATTATATTGTGAATTGCGATTTCCCTGGGGCAATTGGAGATATTTACAGTAAATGTCGGGCAAATTAAATACAAAATAGACGTCTCGTACCAAATCGGCAACACGCTGAAGCTTCATACGAAGCTGAACCGGCTGATCAAACGATAAATCCTGTGGTCCGTCCATTGCGAACGACACAGACTCTTCCGCAAAATGGGAGTATTTCTTAAAGGTTTTGTAAAAATACGTGAAATCCGGATTTCCACTTAATAGAACATTTTGCGCTCCGTAGGCAACCAATGAAAAGAGTCCCCCGCCTGGCATTACTAGTGTTGTACTAGGTAATCTATATGTCCTTTAGACCTACAGATTAACTTCGTATATCGCGACCCATTACTTTGATTGTGTCCACCAGTTATCCGCCATATACGGCGGAATATCCATTGACTGAGCAGAATCCATCTGAGAAGACGGGCCCTGATTCATTAGTTGTTGGATCTCAGCATAGCATAGACCATAGCTAAAATACGTAAGACGACTCAACATTCCTTTCATTGCTCCCAATACATTAAAATCGCTATCACCCAGTGAGGTCATCTTCGTCTTGGATATTAAAATTCTGCGATTGCTGAAGCAGCAAATGTCTTGATAATTTTGATAAGGTGAATATCCATCAAATGACATCTTCTTCGCAATGTTTCCATTTACATAAATCTCGAGCGCATGCTCCTTGCATACAACTACTACGTGAACCCACTTGCTAACGGGGATATTCTCTACGTCGATGTAATTGTTCCACGTTTTATAGGTATTCATGTAAATTCGGAGTGTATTTTGGTCTGAACGCATATAGACGCCGGGTCCCAAGAGCGGAAGTTGCGCCGCATAACCCTTGTGAAAGATGTGATACAGGCCAGCCGTCTGATCTGCGCTTTGAAACGTAGAAGGATTTACGTTAAGATAGAACGAATAACTGAATTCTACTCCTGTTCGCTCGTTATTAGATAGATTGACCGTATTGGAACCCGATGCGTTCGGATCTTGCGGTATACTGATCGTTTTATCACTATTGATGGTATTTGCGACAAGAGTTGTTCGGTTAAGCGATAATCGATTATAGTAACTATACAATAGTTCAATAAACATCATTACCAGAAATAGAATACCCACGTACATCAGGCCATAAAGTACTTTTGATACGATACCACCGGACCCATTTGATACATTTACAGGTGCTGAATTCGAACTAAATAAACCATTGAACATCGACATGGTCTCCTTTTTATTCATTGTATTATTTATTTGACGTTTATCATAGAGCTGGTCCGAGCATATAGTTTTTATACACCGCTTCTGGGTTCAATGCCGCATCATACATGGTTGTCGTAGAGATTTGACCACCAAATCCACCATATGGTAATAGAATGGCTGAATAGCCACCAGAATCCACCTTAAAATTAGCCGGTAATACGCAAGAACGTGCCAATTTACCATCCAAATAGACATCTACTGTTTTTCCATTCACAGCCACCGTAAGGTTTACCCAACGTTGTAAATCAATCTCTGGTAAGTCGCAAATTGTCGTCGGATCCAACAAGCCTGAACCCGTATCCGTTGTCGTAAAGACAGTGCTGCGCGTCGCCTTAGGAAGATCATTCGTCGTATTCGTCGCTGGTGCCGTACCGTTCTCCTTGGTGTGAAACCGAATCTTCAACTTTGGCTTCGCCGCGTCCAAATACACTCGCATCGTATCAAAATTGGGTCCACCCAAAATGATAATGGCCTTATTCAAATTCATATGATATGTCCAATTGCTCACATAAATCCACGTTGATACCGTAAATTCACCACCCTCATATAATCCTGGCAATTGGCTCGACGTCATTGTAATGGGTGCGGATGCGTCAACGATCGCCGACTGATTTTTAGTTAAAATTGGATACGCAATTCCTGTTTGCGCACCAAATAAATACTGATATAAGTAATACAAACCTATCAGACCCGCAAAAAAGATGAGGTAGGGAATCATTTTTGAAACGGGGGAGGAATTGTTTGCGCTGCTCATAATATTCTGTTTGATACATGGATATTCTATCAAGGCGTTTTATGCATAGGGTGTGCTCCATGTAAATTTCTGATTCACGGGCGGCTGTGTAACAGTATTACATGGCATTCCGGGAGGGCATTGTGATAATAATGAAACGGAAGGGAGGCTTTTATTAAACATACTGACATCGACTACCATCTTATTGGTATCGATAAGGGACATCCGCTTACGTTCAATATCACTCGGAGACATTCTGGTATTATTGATCATAACATGAATAACGGCTCCATCTAGTCCCTTATTTCCAACCGAAACGGGGCTACTGATGACAACCGGATAATGTTGAAGACGCTCCGATGCCACAATTTTATTATCATAAATAACGTCAAATCGTCGTCCGTCACGCAATACCGCAATAAATACCCACTTTTGTTTCGGAATAGGTGGAAGAGCAATGATTTCATCTCCTACATCACTTCCTTGTCCTTTTGTCCGTACACGAAGACGTGCTGCACCCTGCTTCTTATCATTTGGCGCGTTAGATATTTCTAAATACCAATTATTCGGAATTTGTAAGAATGGTGTAAAATTATTCGTATAATTCGCAGTTCGATCGCCATTCAGAAAATTAAACATACCCATTATGGTTCCTCCATTGTTTCCTAACATGTATTTTTGAGTCACATCTGGCATCACAACGTCCTTTTTGGCAGAAAGAGGAGTGAGGTCAGATACGGCCTCATAGTTTCCTCCTCCTGGATAAATAACGTATACGACTAGATAAATCGTAATAACGATAAGAGCCAATACAATCGCGATGACTCCAAACGACATCCTATCTATGGATTTGATTATCAATCTAAACCACGAACGGTATATTCCATCACATGGCGAGCATTCCTGATTGTACGTTAACTACCGCTTGTTACTTTCTTCAGCCGTATCATTCCCATGCCAGAGGAATGTCTGAAACCGTCGAATCCATTGAGCCTCTTCTCCGTATTCCATGCTATTTGGTCATTTACTGTAATGCGGTAATGGAACCGATTTTACGTGAAAAACGAGGGCCTTTTCTTTCATTAACTCGTTTTATCATACAAGAATTTGAAGACTTATGGTGCTATTCATTATTGGAACAAGTTAAAAAGAATCGTGATATATATTGGCCTACACGTGATCGGCGAACCTGCGCAGAAACACATCTTCTTACGTGTAACAAAGCCGATTTTGTCCTACAGACCATTCAGACGAACCCTTTTCAGACTACAAAGTTTGGATGGATTGATTCAAATATTGGTGTAAACGCTTCTAAAATTTCGCAACAATATGGCAATCATTTACTTCTTCATGTATTACACAATGTAACGGATAAATTCCATTTACAGCTTCTCAATGTAACAGATAAGAAATATAAACAAGCTGAATGGAAACGTGAATACTATATGGAATACCGATGGGTTGCCTGTGGGTGTCTTTTTACAACAACAAAGGCAATTGGTATGACCATTCTCAATCGAATCAAAGATCTTATTGTTGAAACAACATATGCGGGATATGGGCACGGCGAGGAAATGTTCTATTTAGAAATTCTTGATGAATTCTATGATGATATTCATCGCTCCTATGGAGATTATAAAGATATGTTACATAACTTTATTAAACCCACTACAAATTTCGTATATATATACTGGAGCGTGGTCATGCGATATTTTGAATTAGGATACTGGAAAGAATGTGTAGAAGTTTGCCAGAAATTGATTGATCAATACGATACATTTTCTCTAGAGATTAATTATGATCTATATGTTCGTTTGTATTCTGCGATGTATCTTTCACTAGTATCACTGGATCCGATTCGAGCCGAACACGTTGCGCACATTATTCGCCGTTACTATCGTACTCATCCTCATTTCACACAACAATTTGATAATCTTCGTTCCATATGCGGCATGAATCACTTTTCAACAAGCTGAACTCGATGGCATCGGTAATGCTCCAACTGGCGTCGACACGTTTAAGTCTGGCTTCGCATAGCGCATTTCTGATGTTGTAAGAATACGATTCCATATCTTAAGTAACTGGAATGTTGCGATGGACGATTCTTCTGGCTTGGCTGTGTCAATCGGACCTGTCACGCTTTGAATATTATAGTCGAACTTTCTTGTTTTTACCAAACTACCATTCATATACACTTCAAGCGCGTTCTCCATTACAATAATGCCAAGGCGAAATGACTGCTGAACTGGAACATTCGATACAATAATATCTTCTTGACTCTTTGTCGTGCTGGACCCAGATAGGACAGATACAAGTAAATCATTTGTGTCTGGTTTTAATGCTACAACCAGGTTGTATGTAGTTAATATACCAAGAAGTGTATCCGCACCCGTTGCCGGAGTCTTTCGAACCGCACCACGACTAAATAGGATACGATACGATGGGGAAAACTGGAGTGGATTTTGGATAAATGTATCGAGAACGAGCGAATATCCGAATGATCTCCCCTGAATCGGCAATTGATTTTCGAGTAATTGAGGCGTGGATCCTGTATTCCAGAATAGTATACCATCATCGCCGCCAGGAACAGGGATAAATCCTGGATTACCGGGACGAAATTGGAAAATCGGGGTAAAAAAGAAATGAACAATCACCAAAAGAAATAACAAAATAATAAGAATTGATAATACATAAGACATGATGCGACCCATATCCGACATCGTGGAACTAGATGCGCCATATGAATTAGAAGAAAACCATGACGAAGAACCACTATTGGACGACCCAAAGAATGAGGAAGATGTGGAATTAACGCCGCTTTTTACGGAATTGATAAATGGCGTAAAAGCGTTTGAAACATATTGTGTTACCGCAGCCATTTCTCTATTATAATACTCTTACATTCGATTTACGAAATAAGCAACACCTCCAATAGCGGATAAAATCGCACTGCCGGTAAGAAACCCTTTTATAAAGGAGCGATAATCTACCTCATTCATATCCTCCTTTGTCCATACTGGGGAACGGTTGCGCGCGCCTACCTTTTCATAATATGCCAGTACTTCTTCCAGTGTCCACTCCACTTTTCCCAACATCTTATTCACGTGATTATGGATCATAATTGTCCATTTAATGAGATCCGTTCGCGAATCCAAGAATGTTGTAATCGGATGCTTTTTAAGGTGTTCACGATAATGTTCTCGGCATATGGAGCAAGGAAGTAGATAGGCAAGTGATTCATAAAAATCTTTTGCGCATTTTTTATCGGTATACGTTGGAGTTTTTGGATAACCTAGTGCCACAATGTGAATCGTATGCCAAAAGAATGGCCCCCATACACTTGGAGGAAATTGCATTCTATTTATGAACCATCCTTTCTTCTTACTCTTTCACACATGAACACTATGGTCTAAAGACTGAGATTGTTTTCCATATAAGGAATTTTACATGAATCCAGTCCGGATACAACATTGTACCAATTGTGGTCTAACGGGTCATGTCTTTCGTAATTGTTTATCGCCTGTCACAAGCTATGGGCTCATTGCGGTACGATATCAAGACGATACCCATCTTACTTCTTTATTTTCACGTTCTAATACTGTATCAAATGGGAACGACTCTATTCAATTTCTTATGATTCAGCGAAAAGATTCTCTATCGTTTGTGGAATTCATTCGGGGAAAGTATAATATTCAGGATGAAGCGTATATTGGTAAACTGCTGCGCGGTATGACCCAAAAAGAGCAACAACTAGTTGCTACGAAGACATTTCCTGAATTATGGTTTGAAGTATGGGGAGAATCGTCTTCTGTGCGTTCTCATCGAGCAGATTATGAATCATCCGAGCGCCGATATGCGCAAATTTCGGATCGGCTATCTGTGCTGCTTCAGGAAAATCCATCCAAATGGGTAGAGCCGGAATGGGGGTTTCCAAAAGGCCGCCGAAATCCATATGAAACCGATATTGGATGTGCCATTCGGGAGTTTCAAGAAGAAACGGGTCTTTCTACAAACGATTTTACAATCTTACACAATACACAATCTATTTCAGAAACGTTTTTTGGATCCAATCAGGTTCATTATTGCCATAAATATTATATTGCGGTTTGCCATAAATCAATTGAGGTGGTGATGAATATGAATAATTTTCATATGATACGCGAAGTTGGAAACATTCGATGGTGTTCGCTAGATGAGGCTACCTCCAAGATTCGTCCGGATAATGTTGAAAAACGGGAAATTTTGTTGAAAGCTGGGAAGATCATGAAGAATTTTCACCCTGTTGCTACGAATGATGTGGCACGGCATATATAGACGAAGCGTGTATCAACAAAATGAAATATTATATTATAAATAGCATGTCGACGGAGTCTAATAACTCCAATTCGAGTTTGTATAATGACCCGTTTGCTACTATCGCAGCGGTAGAACCTTCCGAACCGGCTGTTGCGAATGCTCCTATTGCGAACGCCCCTGTTGCGAATGCTCCTGTTGCGAATGCTCCATCAGACGTCAGTGAAGAATCATTATCAGAAACGAGCGAAGAATCAGCTGTTTCAGAAAAAAGTAATCAATCATCTATACCATCCGAAACGAGTGACGATTCCGCTGTTTCAGAAATAAGTGAGAAATCATCAGTGCCTGTTGAGAATGCGCCTGTTGTGAGTGTTCCTGTTGCGAGTGTTCCTGTTGTGAATGCGCCTGTTGTGAGTGTGCCTGTACTAGCTTCTGAAAGCAATGTAAAATTAGAGGAAAGTGCTCCTGTAATTTCTGCTCCTAAACGTACAGGGCCGCGTTTAGCACCTTTGCCTTCAGCATTGCCTTCAGCGTTGCCTTCAGCGTTGCCTTCAGCACTGCCTTCAGCATTACCTGTTCGAAAAGGACCTCGAATTGCCCCCAAAGTTGTAGCCCAACCATCTATCCCTAAGAAATCCGGACCTCGAATTGCTAAACCACCTGTTTCTAATCGTTTTTCGAATTTGCCCGATGCGGAACTTCTTGAAGAATGGGAGAAAAATACAGATTTTCGTCAGCGCGACGAGCTTCTCGCTGTACTTCAACAGAAAAACTTATTTCCATCAAAATCAATGGAAATATGGGAACATCAAACCGGCTCCTATCCCGACATTATCGACCCTGAATTTTTACAGAAATTGCTCTCCAAACGTGAATTTGCCGAGTCGTTACAATATACATGGGAACCATCCAGCGATCCATGTGATGATCAATCCACCTTTGAGGTTACACCTGTTCAACGATTTGTTACCAATTTTATGTCTCCCAAAACACCATACATGTCTGCCCTTCTATTTCACGGCGTCGGTGTCGGCAAAACATGCGCAGGTGTTCAAATCATAGAAGCATGGCTAGAATTCTACCCTCGAAATGAAGTATACCTCGTTGCCCCTCCCACGATTCAACTCGGTTTCTATCGTACTATTTTTGATATTAATAAAGTAAAGATCGGAACAGGAAATGAACCAAATTCAGCCATACAATGTACAGGTACGACCTATATGAAGCTCACCAATACATTATACGAGCGCGATCCAGCAAAAATCGAAAAAGCAGTCGATCGAATGATCAAGCGTCGATACAAGATTTTTGGATACATCGCCTTTGCCAATTACATTCGTGATTTGTTGAAGCGAATCCCCGCGCATCTTTCCGATGAGGAGAAAGAGCAATTTAAAAAACAGATTCTGTTACATCATTTCAGTGGAAAATTGCTGATTGTAGACGAAGCGCATAATCTTCGTGATGTCTCCAAAGTATCTGACGAAGAAATGAAAGACGACGAAAGCGATACTGCTGGTGGAAAACTGTTAACACCCTACTTGATGGATGTTCTCCGCTATTCCGAAGGAATGAAATTCTGCGCACTCACTGCGACTCCTATGTACAACTCCTACTTAGAAATCATCTTCATCCTCAATTTACTCTTGCGAAACGACAAGAAGGCTGAAATCATATCTACTGATGTATTTGATTCAGAAGGAAACATTACAGAGAGGGGTAAAGAGATTTTATCCTATACCGCGCAACGTTATGTCAGCTTTATGCGTGGAGAAAATCCCATTTCATTCCCTGTTCGACTCTTTCCCGAATCCATTCCTGTATTACAAGCATACCCTATATTTAACCCGCGAGGTGTTGCTCTTTCTGATGACGAACGAACCTATTTTAGTCGTCTTCCTTTAGTCCCAATCGTATTACAAGGTGATACATTGCGCGCATCTCTTCAATTCACAAACTCTTTGGCAGAAGGTGGAACAGGTCTCAATACCGTCATGCTTGAAAAACTCGTTCATGCCGGCAATATTGTTGTTCCCGCGACGGAAGCCACTCAGGGCGATACATACGCGGCCTATACCATGCGAACGGATAAAGACTCCATTTCTACTGTATTCGATCGTGAAACATCGGGCGGACATACACGCTATCGTGCTAAAGCGGCAGTTGGCGCCAAATGGCTTGTAAGTGGCGCGCTGGAACAATATAGTCCAAAATTTCAATTCTTTTTGAATCGTATCCAGCGAGCAGAGGGTTGTATTTTTGCGTATACACGATTTGTTGGCGGAGGAGCACTTCCAATGGCATTTGTATTAGAAGCAAATGGATATCTCCCTTATCATGGAAAGGCTCTTCTAGCGGACGGAATCCAGGCACCTGGTGGAAAACAGTGCGCACTTTGCCCCAAGAAGGAAAAAGAACACGCAGGCGCATCACATGCTTTTAGCCCGGCCTATTATGGTATTCTTACAGGAAACGTTGATATTTCTCCCAATAATGAGCAGACAATTTCTATTCAGCGTAGCATTGAAAACAAGGATGGTCGAAAGATAAAAGTACTGATCGGATCACAGATCGCATCTGAGGGTGTCGATCTCCGATTTATTCGAGAAACCCATATTATCGATTCGTGGTTTCATTTAAATAAAACAGAACAGATCATTGGTCGTTCGATCCGTTTCTTGTCACATTGTGCTCTCCCTAAAGAGCAGCGCAACACGACGATTTATCTGTATGCTTCCGTCTTTCCAGATGATCGACGAGAGACAGCGGATCTATATAGTTATCGGATCGGATTTAAAAAAGCGGTTCAGATTGGTCGAGTCACTCGAATCATGAAACAGGCTGCGCTAGATTGTAATCTAAACAAAGATGCGATCGTGATCCGTGATCAAGAGCCGATCGAACAAGTGGATTCGCAACGTATTCGTCGAGAACAAGTAAATATCAATGATATGCCATTTACGGCAGTATGTGACTGGATCGAAACATGCGACTATACATGTAAACCGTCGATCAATGTTGCTTCGTTGACCATGGACGATTCAACCTATGACGAATTCTCGGCTCGTTGGCGTATTCATCAGATTAAAGAAACGATCCGCGAGCGTTTTGAAGAACAGCCGTTTTATCAAGCAGAAGATCTATGGAGCATGTTTGCTGCGGAAAATATACCCCGTCTCATTGTAACCGATATATTACGTGATATTGTTAATAACAAGACATTTCAAATCCGTCATAATGATACTACAGGGTATATCCGATACTGTAATGGATACTATTTATTTCAACCGAATGTTTATGCGGATTTAACGATTCCACTCGCAATTCGTACTGCGCGGTTTCCCATTAAACGTGATCAATATACACCCATTCTGTATGAAGTGCCTGAGACCGATGAAAAGAAAGAAGAGCGAGAGATACAATTAGACTCAGTTGAACCATTCTGGACTGCTGTTTCGGAGTGGATTGGAGAACTGGCTAATAACAAGAAATACCGGTCTCCACCGTCTCAAATTGAAGCACACATCAAGTCAGCTTCCGATAATCCATCCGAGACCTATTTACAAATTCTAGAAATCATCCAACACATTCATACTTCTTTTCACGCATCCACTTCAGGTCATCCCGATTCATTCCGAAAAGCACTGCTCTTCTATTTTTGGGATGAGTGGCTTACCATGGAAGAACAGACTCATCTTGTTCGCTCTACTGGATTAAATCTACATGAAATGATTCGCGAAAATCAATATCCGTTTGGGCAACTTATCGTCAATCGTTATCTTCACCCCAAAACGGGTGAGATATATTATACATGCGAAGAAGGAAAAGAATGCGTTAAATCTGTAATTGATCAAATTAAACGTTCTACGACAGACGCTATTCGACAGCTACGTATTAATCTACAGACAACCGGCGTACTATATGGATATAACGTTCCAAAAGACGGGCATATGGTATTTAAGACAAATAAAGCACCCAATGTTGGTGAAAAAATCGGACGAGGAAGTGAATGTATGATTGTAAGTAATATTAAAGAACACATGAAAAATTTAATACAAATTGGTGACATTTTACAAACACATATACGGACTGATTTCGGATTGAACCGTGATGCGCTTCTTAACCAGCGTACCATTAAAGGTTCCATACGAATTTGTACTACAATGAATATTCTATTACGATTTATGGATATGGAACGGTTTGATAAAAAGCGTTGGTTTTTCCGCCCTGTAGAAGCCTATTATACGGAACATAAAGGTACGATCAAAAAAACGACTGAAAAATGATAAAATTGAGTAACGGTATTTAAGAAAAGGATCCTAACCATCAGAAGAATGGAGTCCGTTGCTTTCTTTGAAAAGAAACTTAGCCTTACCCCGAGCGATTTCAATGAAATCAAGACAACGCCAATTGAGGAAATTCTCCTTCGAAAAGCGCGTGATAGTATGGAAAATAAGTGCTCCGAGCAAGGGTTTATTCTTCCTAACTCACTTCGATTGATTTCTCGCTCCATGGGTTATTTCGAATCTGCTCGCTTTACGGGTGACGCAATTTACTATGTTAAGTTGGAGGGAAATGTTGTATATCCAGTTGAAGGCGTTCAAGTTCTTGGAAAAGTCATTCGTAAAAACAAAATGGGTCTGTATATCAACTATAATGACGCTATTCGTATTCAAGTTCCACGTGACCTACATTTGAACGAACCCGAATTCGAGGAAATCAAGATTGGAGACGCTGTTTACGTGGAGCTCAAACGCTCGAAATTTGCCATTCATGATGCCTATATTCTAGCAAGTGGCTTGTTTATCCGAAAGCAAGAAGGCAACAATCTACCCGTCGAGTCTGAAGACGAATCAGAATCAGAATCAGAGGAACCTTCATCTGAAGAGCCGACAACAGAGGCACTACCGGCAGAAGACGAGGAAGATGAAGACGAAGACGTTGAAGATGAAGAAGAGGATGAAGAGGGTGTCTAATGCGCTTAGCTGGAATTATGGAACATCTATACGGAATTAGAAATGTCATACGACGAACGCAAAAAAATATTTGATACCATTCACGCACTTGTCCAACCCGAACAAGAGGAAATCTTTCGAATTATTCGTAAACACAAAATCTCCTATAGCGAAAACTCGAATGGTATTTTTTTTGACTTATCCGCTCTTCCTGATGATACATTTCTACAGATTAAAGAGTATATCCAATTTTGCTTGACAACGCGAAATGAACATGAGAATCGCTTAAAAGACCTTGAAACCATTCGTATTCAAAATGAAAACTATCAGGAATCATAAAATTTGAACCTAAAGTGAATCTGGCGTATAATATAATAACATGACCACTCCCGCTAGAAAATATCAAAACGTTAGCTATAAAGAGCTAATTTCGTTCTCTGAACATAATCCCAATCGACACCGAGTGTTGGAGTCGATTGAGGTTCCTACATCCCTTTCCGATTCATCCCTCGATCGTCTTCACCTCACGGGATATACATCACTCCATCTAAATCCGGCTGGAATTCTAAGCGTCATTTCCTGTATTTCCGATCCAGCTCTGTATTCACTCTCCCCCGAGCACACGCGCATTGAACAATTGATCGAGCTAAGCACTGCTCTTCAGAAAGAAACAGATGGCCTTAAAAATACATCTCTCACGCGAAAACGTAAGAAGCTACATGATTTGATCGCCGCCGCCTATAATGGTAGCAGAATGGAAGAGAAAGAACATCTGGATTTGTATCATGGCCTGTCAATTATGCGCAATACACACTTCGTATTGATGAAAGAATTGGTACAAGATCAAATTGAAGATGGTACAGTTTGCGCCAGCTCACTCAAGGGTGAAATCTTGTTTTCCTCTGACCCAACTACTTGGAAACGTGACAACCCCATATGGATCGCGGATTATCGTGGTCGTTGGGTAGCACTTCCTACGGAAATGAACGCCCAGCCACTTACTGCGTTTCTGTCCGAATGGTTAATCACGATCGAACAGAATGGTTGGGTCGTTCAATGGCCCGAAGTCAACGGACTAAAGACGGAACTAGTTGAACAACTCCGTGCTCTTCCAACCTGGAAAGATACCGACCTCAAACTCACAAAGGACATTCTCTCCGTTCGTCTCGGTAAAGCAAAAACCCTCCAACTTCTCTCTAGAACCTAAACATTCATATGATTATGATAGATAATGACAAGTATGTCACATACTGTTGGAACACACCTGCTCGTTAACGTATACAATGTCCCTAACATTCGAAAACTAGAATTCCTAGAACAAGGGCGCCTATTATTGGATGAAATCGTGCGCGAACTTCGTCTTCATGTTGTTTCAGAAACAGGGTTTCAATTTCCTCCTGTCGGATATACATACGCGTATGTTCTCTCAGAGAGTCATTTTACCATTCACACCTATCCCGAGCACCAATCTTGTTACATTGATATTTTTTGCTGTAATTCAGAGTTTCCTCCCGCTCGTGCGGTTCAGCTAATCAAAGACGCATTTGACACACAGACAGTAGAATATCAAGTTATTAGACGATAGAGTATAAAATTGACCTATTTTATACTCCGTCATAAGGTATCTAAGGTACTTTTGTCCCTACTAATTAGAATGGACTTGACTTCCGATCAACATAGACGTATTACAGCGTTTATCCAAGATTGGTCCAAGGACAAAACGATGGAGTTAGAGACCTCTTTTGGAGAAAAGGGTATCGTAGACTCCAATACATTCCTCCAGGTCGCGCAGCGTCTTCGTGCCAAGGGATTTGAAGTCATGCCGCAAGATGACCGGTTGAGTATTCTTACTCCGAATCAACTTCGTATCTCTATCCAAAATCTAGGTGTAATTCAACAATACTGTAAAGATGATTCCCTACAAAATAAAACATATACCGTGATGGCAAAGAGTCGTACCTCACCCGACAGCAACATTGATATACGTGATTATAGCGTCCGTTTCAAGATGCGTCGCGAATCCGATCTGAGCCATGATGATCCCCTCGTTACCCCCATTCTCTCCAATTGGGATACACAGAAGAAAGCCTTCCGATTGATTCGTCGCTGGAGCTTTCGAGGAAAGGGTGTTCGGTTCGATCTCTCCATGGTCCGTCAATCGCATACCCTGCCTACGGGAGAATTTCAATGGTCAACTCGTTTTCTACAACAAAACATTTTAAGAGAGCCTCCGCGCTATGAAATAGAAGTAGAATTACTACACGATGATGACAATACAAAGACCCCTGATTTAGCGTATGCTTCTCTTATTCGCGGTGTAGGTGAAGTGCTCCGTGCTATTCAGAAGAATTCACTCTTAATTCGGGCATCTGTCGCAAATACAGTACGCGCTGAATATGCGCAAATAGTGGGTACTACGCGATTCCGAGGCGTGGGCCCGGTTACGTTGGAAGTTAAAAATATGAAAAAGGAAGTAGAAGATGGTGTACCTAATATTAGGTCTGGCTACAATGTTACTGATAAGGCGGACGGGCTTCGTGCCCACGGCTTCGTCAATAAAGAGGGGGAACTCTTTCTCCTCGACCAAAGCATGAATGTCTATCGAACCGGTCTGCGCAATCCTGCGTGTGCCAATAGTTTGATTGACGGAGAATGGGTTACGATGACAGATGACGGAAAACCCATTAATCATTATCTGATCTTTGATATCTATCATTCACATGGAGGCCATCGAGCATGGGATCAACCGTTTGCTCTCTTTAAAGAACAATTGCTAGATGTTGAGGCTCCAAGTCGTTTCAATAAATTAAAAGAATGGTATCAACGCTGGACAGCAGGAATCGAATTTACCACCAAGTCGGTTAATCAAGTCAATCGCCTCATGGTCGCATTAAAGCGGTTTGAATTTGCTCTTCCTTCCGATTCTAATATTATCTTTCAGCGCAGCTGCTCTGCGATTTTGGACGCGTCACACATTTATCATACAGACGGTCTTATTCTGACTAGTAATTCGGAACACCTTCCTGCGAAAGCCGGCGGCCGATTCATTCATCAATTTAAATGGAAACCCGCAAAGGACAATACCGTTGACTTCTTGATTAAATACGAGCGCCATTCCGAATTGGCTATGGACAAAATTACAACTACCGTTGGACAACATAGCGAATTGGTCCAGTTTAAAACTATGCATTTATACGTCGGAAGCGCTACACGCTCCACACCTCGTGATATTATTCTAAATCAATTGGATACGTCCAAAGATGGGGCTGGAGGATATCATGCTGTCCTGTTTACTCCGCTCAACTTTAGCGATACGATGGCCAATACGTGTTATGTTCCTGTTATACAAGATGCGCAGACTCTGGAATTCTATTCCAGTACCGAAGACTCCAAGGAGCCGATTTCAGACAATAGTGTGGTAGAAATGAGATATGATCCAACACGCGAACCAGGGTGGCGCTGGATACCTTCTCGTATTCGTCATGATAAAACCGAACGCCTTCTTCGTGCCATAGAAAACGCGAGAACATCTGGCAAGGGTATTGTCTACTCGGGTGTGATGAATGACGACGCGGTTGCTAATTCTGTATGGAATTCTATTCACGAACCCATTACGATATCTATGATTCGTAGTGGAAATGAGCAGCCATCAGAAGATGAAATGCGAATGCTATCTAGTATTCGACCACTAGAAACTACGAAAACGTATTATCAACGTAATGCGTCAAAAGAAGATATGGCGCTTGTTAGCGGGTTACAAGAATTCCATAATAAATACATCAAGGATACTCTATTGCTTAAGACAGCATTACGAACAGGAAAAGACATCCTCGACGTAGCGTGCGGTAAAGGCGGTGATATGTGGAAATGGATTAACAATGGCGCCCGAAACGTTATCGGTATTGACTATGCTGGCGAGAACATTACCAATCCTAAGAATGGTGCGTATGGGCGCTACATGGAAGCTAAACAAAAAGTACGCGTTCCAAACATTGCCTTTGTTATCGGAAACAGCTCAAAACGAATCGTAAATGGAGAAGCAGGTGCGAATCAGCAAGAGAGCGATATTCTACGCAGTATATTCGGCAAAGAAAATCCACAGGGTCCTCTTCCTCCATATATTGAGCGCGTGATGGCAGGTACCTTCATGGGAGGCGCAGACGTAGCGGCATGTATGTTTGCGCTTCACTACTTCTTTGAAACTCCTGCTACGCTTGATGGGTTCCTTACGAATCTGACAGAAACCGTGAAGCCAAATGGACTCTTTATTGGATGCTGTTTCGACGGAAAGCGCGTATTTGATTTGCTTCGAGGAACATCTGTTCATGAATCCATTGTGCGCACAGAAGGTGATACGATGATATGGTCCATCGGAAAAGAGTATGAACAAACTGAGTTTCTTGACGATGAGAGCTCTATTGGACTGGGAATCGATGTAGAATTCATTAGTATTGGTTCAAAATACCGCGAATATTTGGTATCGTTCGATTATCTTGTTAAACGTATGAATGCGATTGGCTTTCGATTATTGAATGATAAAGAACTTGGCGAACTAAATCTCTCGCATAGTACAAATACATTTGATGTAAGTCACGCGATGGCAGCAAAACAGCGTATGAATTATCGTATGATTGACTCTGTAAAGGAGTTCTCGTTTCTCAATCGTTGGTTTATCTTTAAACGTCATGCGGAATCACAGATCGTGCCCGCCGCTGTATTAGATGAAATACAGCAGGATATGCCGCCGATCGATTTAGATAAACCGGATGAGGAGGTGGGTTGGGTGGAAGCAGAAGAGAAGGAAGCAGAGAAAGAAGCGGAAGCGCCCTCTGGATTTCGTCTCCCCCCTCGTGATAAAATGTGGGAACCACAACAAGTATTTGCATTTGGAATGGATGCGGTACGAAAAGATATTCTTAAAGTGGTCGATCCAGCCGGTAAACCCGATGATAATGTTGGTCGATGGATGTCTATTATTGCGCCCTTCCCCATTCCTGACCCTATGCCCAATCTCGACGATCCTGCGGCAGCTGCCATTCCCGATCATGCGATTCTATATCCATCCATAGAGCATTACATTGCCGGCATGAAACTCAAACATGCTCTTGTTGTACCACGTCGCCCTGGTGAACCTGACCTTGGACAACTCCTCATGAGTATGGACGGTGATATTCATACTCGAGCAGAAACAAAGCGTCGTGAAGCCATGCAGGCCAAACGATTTCTGCCTGAATCAGAAGACGATCGTAAATTACTTATCAAGGAAGCACAAGAAGTGCGTAAATTCTTTACAACAAAGAAAATGACAAATCAATACAAAGCTGAGATTTCAGACGATAAATGGCTCCCCATTCGGGACAAGTATTTACTTGACGCGCTTCGTTACCGCTTCAAATACGATGAGCGATTTCGCAAAGCTGTACTTGCGGCAAAGAATGATAAAAAATATCTTCTTCATACGAAGACAACCACTAATAGCAATATCAGTGAAGCAAATGGCGCGGAAGGATCGGTCTCCGAACTATATGGAAAGCGCGATGTTGGTCGTAAGATCATCCTTGGAAAAAACAAAGTGGGATTGATGATCATGGAAATCGCGGGATTTCAGTTCTAAAATACATCTGACATACATCTAGGATGGGATTCATTCATAGTAAACCTCAAGTGGAATATTATACGGATTCCTATCATATTACCGATACATTTTCAAATCACGTTGAATGGAAGGAGACAGTAAAGCGCATGAATCGTATACGATATTCTTCTTCGTATGAGCGTGTAAATATATCGGAACGATTTGGAAATCAACCTTATGTAATCTATGCGATTTATGATAATGATACGAAACAGTCCATTCAACACGCCGCCCATGACCAACCCCATGTTACCATTTGTAATTGTATTTTTGTATTCTGCGCACGTGCTGATTTTCGGCTTCTTACTGAATTTCCTACCACTGATTCATGTCGTTCCTATTTTTCTAGATTATGGGATACCTATCAACCTGTGCCATTAGATTGGTCGACACGTCAAATCTATATGGCACTTGGATTCGTTATTGCGGCATGTTCTGAAGAGTCTATTCCGTGTTATCCTGTCGATTCATTTGATTCTAATACAATTATATCTCTTCTTGATCTCCCAACTCATTTGAAGCCTATTGCTCTTCTTACCATTGGTGCACCCGATTAATATAAAAATTGATCTTTTTTGTACACATAGCATATAGATACAATGCCGCATCACGCCTGGCAGCGTTTGACGCAAGTAAATCGCCATCCACGAGACGCACACATTTCATTCGATGAGCCCACTCACAAGTATTACGTAAATGGTTCCTGTCAGGGAAACATTTCCTGTACAGGATTCGTCCATGAATTCTTTGGACACTTTGATGCCAAGAAAATCATCGCTAAAATGAAGAAAGGGGCCAATTGGGCTACCAGTAAATATTATGGAAAAACAGATGAAGAAATCATGAAAGAATGGTCCGATAATGGGAAACAGGCCTCCTCCGCAGGAACGGCCATGCATTTTGCGATTGAACAATTCATGCACGGCGCGGCGGATGAAATCGACCCTGCTGTCATGGATACGCCTGAATGGCGCTATTTCATGAAATTCTGGAGAGATTGTGGACATGACTTGGAACCTTACCGCAGCGAATGGGAAGTGTTCACCGACTCTCTCGATGGCGTCTCAGGAGAACGTAAAATCAAACTGTGTGGCTCCATTGATATGGTATATCGTCGCAAATCTGACGGTAAGTTCGTAATCTATGATTGGAAACGCTCCAAAGAAATTAAATCAGAAAATCCGTTCGGTTCAGGTCTGGCTCCATTGGATCACTTACCTGATACGAATTATTGGCATTATACGCTACAACTAAATGTATATAAGTGGATTCTAGAACAATATTATGGTCTAGAAGTCGCTGATTTATACCTGGTTATTCTTCATCCAGACCAGCCGTCGTATCGTCGCATGCGTCTTAACATTTTGACAGACGAAGTTGAAGATATGATGGAATGCCGCCGCCGAGCGGTCGAACAAGGCTGTAAACAATCTGTCGTTCTTCCTGTACCAGAGGCCGAAGAAGAATATACAAAGCCACTTGCTGGATTTTCCTTTCAATTTTAGAGTGATGATGCAGATGGCATTGCCTTAGGAATGGGCGCGATGCGCGGCCCTTTTTTTTGAGCCGCCTGGACAAGTAATGGTGCTGCGTTAGGATATTCGATAGGAGAAGCTTCAGGAACGGCCTGTCTTTGACGCATCTGTACGAGGCCTGCCATTTTCCATCGTTCCATAACATTTTGAGGCAATGCTGAAACACTTACTGTTGCTACACCATCTTCTTCCACTAATATACCAATTCGATCTGGTAAAAATACTAAAATGGTCACAGACGGAAACGTGCCAATAAATGGTTTCGCAAACATAATCTGTTGCTCACCATCTGGTATATTGCCTGTTAAATTAATCATACCAATTGGCTTTGAAGTGTATCGCACATATTGAATGAGCGCTTTCTTATTTAATAGTGTCGCATTCTCTTCTAATCCTAATTGTCCCATGGTAACTCCAAGAATGGCAGTAAACGGTAATAACGTTTTTGATGCGTTGGGCGGAACACGCATGCGCAACGAAGTTTCTTCGCCTAAAATGGCTTGAAGCTCCACAGGCATGTCTCCCTCTGGAATCTTACGATCCTCTTCTACTGCTTCTCTTGACTGTTCTTCATAATATCTTGATTCCTCTGGATTAACTCTCGCCCAATCGAAACGCAATAAATTGGTCCATGTCGGTGTTGCTTCAGGGATAATGTACTGATCACCATCACGAATTGGCTCCATGATTGTTACGATTTTTGATATTTCTCCTCGATTCATCAAATGCTTTCTTCGAACTGGAAAACGTACCAATTCATCGATCACGCGTTTCGTGTATAATTCAGGTGTGCTCACTGCGCGCTGACCAGGTGTATCACTTAACTCCGTCTTATCGTGTACATGTAACAGACATTTACCCTCTTCCTCTTTCCAATAACACGAACCTGTACAAGAATCAGGGCTTTCAATCAATCTGCAATCTTTTCTCAAAAAAGACACGGCTCCTGTATCCCAATTATCTTTATCTGGGTGAAACCACGACATTAACTCAGAGGATATGAAAATATATAATCGCTTTCTTCTTTCAAATTCAGGCAAATTCTTATTAAAGATAATCTCTTCAATACCTTTTCGAACAGTAGAACCTGCTTTCTCTCCTGTAATCCAATTCGATACCATCAACCGAAATTGCTGATACGACTCCTCCCAATCTTTATAGGATGATGCCCTCATGATTTCCGGATCCGACCCACATCGTTCCTCTGTTGTTTGAGGTGCAATAATCGATCCCCAATTCTGATCTGCTCTGCTTTTCATTCCCGCAAATTCTCGATTGATCTCCCATTCTAATTGCTTGATGGATACCTTTCCAATCTGTGCTTCTGACATAAGCTTTTCAAGTACTCCCTCATCGCGCGGCGAAGAGACAGGAATATAGAGGCCGTTTTCTAACTGAATGGCTACAATTGCGCCATCTCGCTCCGCAACATATTTCACCCGATATCCTGGATATAATGAAAACAATGGTTCTAATTCGCGCTGATAATACCCAATTGTATCATCCACAGGAGCTGCCTTAAAGTCATTCCAATCCATGTAAATATTTTTAATGGAAAATGTATGGGAGATAGATACTACACCATCATCTACAACCGGCAACGCGACCAATTGCGATGAGCCTGCTTTAACACGAAACGTGACTCCCACCAAATGATTATAGCTATCCTTGACGATTCCATCAGGACGAAATAAGGTCGACTCCATTGCTTTCGATAGTGGAATCATTGCCATTGGATGAACACCCTGTTGAGAAGTATATAGTGTGCGATATCGACTCTCACATTGTGTCATGTATTCGTCGACGCGTTTTTTTACGATTTCAGGCCAATATCTGCGCGATGCGTGGTCCCATTTAATAATAGAATCGTGGATTTCACCTTCTGCTCCTTTTGCCGGCTTATTGCTGGTATGGATAAATAATTCATATCGTGTATAAGACGTATCAGATACAACACTTCTTGAAACGAACGCGATATCATTTTTACGATTGCGATCCATTGATACACCGAATGTTGGGCATTTTATCGTAACTGGCTTGTCTTTGTGATCATCCATGATTAATAATTGAATACCACGTGGCGTGAATAAACCAGGTTCAGCAAGAAGTGGCTGAATGTGGCGCAATTCTTTGCGACGTAGTGGATCTTTAATAAACGAAATAAATTGATGATACGCATTAAAGATTCGAATAAACGCATAGCGATTATTTGGAGTAACTGACATGCCTAGTTTCGTTTGTACCCACGTTGTAAGTTCCATTTGTGTAGAAGGCATGGTTCGACCGTCTGTCGGATCATAAAACTCCAGAACAAGATTGCCAAAATGACAATTAATAAAGATACGTGGGATCATTACCTCAAGAATTCTCTCTTTGACATCCGCTATCGAATTACGATTGATAAGAGGAGCAATTACACCTAATAATGATTCGTGAAGCGTATTTTCCGTACCAACACGTAGAAATCCTTGTGCACTTGGACGCACTTTGAGTAACATGGGAGATCGTTTTACAATCTGTTCTCCTGAATTTTGACTAAAGAATGCATCAAATGCGGGTGTCGCTGTAGCAAATACGCCTGGCTCTGGTGATTTTGAATCTAAAATATACCGCTTATGAATGGATTGAAATAATACAGAATACTCAATGGACAGATCTCCACGATAGACCAGATCTTCATACTCTTCTTTCGGAACCTCTAACACTCTCTCTAGGCTTTTTTCATCTAATCTTGATCGTATATGCTTAAAACGTTCATCCGATACTCGAAGAGACTTCTGTATTGTAAAACAACATGGCAAGGCAAATTTTTCAGGATGATTCGTTTTTTCCAGAAATCTAATATATTTATGATACGTGTCTGATTTGGGCTTGTTTTCACGTCGTACAACAGTATGA